AAGATATTCCCAAGTCAATAGCCAATTTAAAAACCCTAAATTAGCCGCTCCACAAATGCCTTTAAAATCATCTACTTTCTGATTCAACTGGCCATACATCATAACTGTCCGATCAACATCCATTGCAGACAAATCAGTTGTATCCTCGGTTCCTTCAATTTTAACTGCTTCAATGAAGCCCAAACCATTGGTATGTTTAACAATATCTAACAGGACATCTTTTATCATAATTTTACTCCTAATAACATATTATACACTATGTTGATTCCTTTGTAAAGTATAAATTTATACGTTTTCCACCAAATAATAACTTAAATAAAGCCATATTATATTTGTTAGTAAAGCGAAATACATACTCTCGTGGGTAAATCCACCTATCATCGTCTTCCCACGTATGATCTATATTCGCACTACACAACCAATGAATACCATTATCAATTACTTTTAAATCAGCATCATCATATGCAATTTTTTTTAGCATAAACAACTCTTTCATTATCCTACCTCAAATAACGACTCAAATATTACAGACTGCTGTGTTTCCTGTAGATCCCATTTGAGAACTCCAAGCAAATTAGAAATCTTGTTATCAATAATTACATCTTGCATACCATCGTGATCGAATGGTAATTCCTTAAACCAATCAGGTATGTGTAGTATATCTATTGGATACCCTACACTTGTAAACCCCATCGGATTTGGTTTTAACTTACACACAATAGTCTTTGCACCATCTACAATTGGCATGCTATATCTATCACTGTGCATTTCTCGCAATGTATTCCAATTTATCCCTGCACGAACATGCCCAGGCATGTTAGCCTTTTTATATACACGCTTACCTTCTCGTTTATCATATGGATGTTCTGCTTGCCAAAATTTTGTTAAATTATTAACTCTCTTCGGAGTTCCTTTTTCCCAACCGGGCTTATTACTAAACTCAGTCCTAAACTCTTTAATTTTTGCAAACACTTCATCTTTGCTTGCACCATTTAATAAATCTAACAAAATTTCATTTAAAAACTCTTGCATAAAAGCAGGCGTGTCAGATCGTTTTAAATCTAATCCCATAGCCTTCACTTTACCAGAGTAGCCATTAATATCTAATCTGTTACCTTCTAAGTCGTATATTAGAACTGCATATCGTTTCTTTGTAATAAAAAGTCCTTTACTTGCTACAAGTTCTCTACCTGCTTTAATTAACAATCCCCTTTCCTCTAAAACATTATGCGACTCTTTCATATACTCTGGGAAACTATCATTAACTGCATCTGCAATTTGATCATATAATGTTATGGCCGAGTCGTTGTTCCAGTTGATTTCACCACTCTCGATCTCCTCTGTAAGTGACGGGAAGGCTGTAAAATATACGGAGTCTGTGTCTCCATATATAATGGAGTCTCCTTTGTAATTATACTGCCCTGTAATAATCTCGTTTGTCTTAGAACCCATGTGCCTAGTAATGCTCCTACCAGTAAGAGTGACAGACTGACCAATGCGAATATCGAAAAACCTACTACCAGGGTTAAGAATAGCACCATATAAACTATTAAGATTAATTTTCTTAACCAACTGTCGCCTATCCCAAAATGCTCTTTCTCTTTCATTGTCTGATTTCCTCATTCGTTCCTGCAATTGTTTTCGTTCAGCATTCCATCTTTCAAGCAATCCAGGAATTATTCCTTTTTTACTTTGATCAAATATTGTACCATTTGCAGTTAAACACCACATAGGCATTTTTTTAAATATAAGATTATGTATCTCTGCACCTGTCATTACATCAGTCTTACCATTCTCATACTTAATAGTAATCTTGTCTGCTTTATCATTATCCATTACTTTTTGATATTCAATAGTGCTAAACAGTCCTTCCCATGCGTCTGCTAAACTTGCTCCTTTTGTTTGCAACTTCTCATTGATATACACATTTGTATAATCAGGCTCTAGTTGTCCAACAATTGTTTCTGGACCCATATTCATTGCACGAATAACACTTGGGTACAGACTGTTAATATCAATACCACCTATAAACTCATGCATGCCTTTCTTTGGATATGCAACATACGCACCTACAGCAGTTTTAGTTTCCAACATACTATATTCTGTCGTTTCTTCTTTCTCAATGCGCCGCTTTCTATTTGGAATTACTACTCCTTGTTTATGTGCCTCATTAACAATAGCCTGATCAGTTACAGCAACAGCACCCATTGTTGTTGGAAGTAATACTGTATTGGCATGTGCAATGTCATTTGCTAAATCAATAAACTTATTCTTCTCGTCTATTTTTACAAGCAACATTGTATCCTGCCTGTTATATTCTACAAACTTTCTAAAACTATGTCTGTATAAATGATCAATGCTCCCTTCATAAGGAATTTTATGTTCACCAACTTCATACTCTCCTATAGCATCTAATGCATAACTATGCATCTCATGATAAGTATACTTCCTATACAATTCTAAATAATCTAAATGTAATCTGCCAATAAGATCATATGTTTCTTGTTCGTTACCAAACTTAATAAAAGTCCTCTTCTTCGGTAGCACATCCCACAAGCATAACTTACGGGCATAGTCTTTACCGAGGAGTTGAATAACTCTGTTAACAACATACGGAATATCAAACCCTTCGCTATTCCATCCACTTAATACATCAGCATCATCAATTAAGTCTAAGAAAGTCTTTAACATATCTTCCTCATTATTAAACAACCATGTGTTATCAATATCAGCAACCATTTCTGTTGCTTCATCAAAAGTTAAAGTAGGTGGTATTAATGCTAAAGTAATTAAACTGTCTATCCAATTTAAATATACAGTAATAGCAGTAATAGCAGAGAATGGATCGCTTGGAGGTGCAAACCCTTTTTCAGTATTAAAGTCTACTTCGATATCAAAAAAGCAAATATGAAGTTCGGGTGGATCTGCATCCAAGTAGTTATCTTCGAGAACACGAAATATCCAATTCATGTCCGCTTCATAAACTCTCTTACGACTGTAAAGTCTTAATTCTTTATGGAACTTTTTTTTACTGCGTTGTGTTATTTGTGTTGCACGAGTGCCAAATATAGTTTCATACTTACCATTGACGTCTTCATAGTATGCTTTATATTGAACTGGGAATTCTTTAAATTTTCGTTTACCGTCTGTTCTTTCTACAACATTCAATATATCACGTTCTTCGACAAAATGTGCATCGATATAACTCATGCGTAATCAATACCATGCAAAAGCTCTTCCAAATCTTCAAGCTCACTAGCATGGACTTGCAAATCACCTTTATGTGCAATTTTAATTGCTTTATTAAGTAATGAAGGCTTAACTTCAAGTTCGTCTGCTATTGCTTTAACAGTTTCTCGTAGTCCTTCGTTTAAAGATTCGGTCTCTTGTTTAACACGAACACCCTCTGTTATAAGGTGTTTTACTCGTATTCTATCTGATTCAGTTATATGAATTGTCATTAGCGTTGCTCCTTTAATACTATTTTAGTATAACACCACGACAGAGTAATGTCAATATAATTTTCTTATTTCTTTGCTAGTTGTCAGGCCGGCCAAGATCATGTGAACGGTATCCAAACTGTTGACCTTTCTGATTTCCTCGAAATGCTGGATTGCCTGACGCACCTGTACTCCACATTGCTGGATAATCTTTCCAATGTACCCATGATCCGTCTTTCAATCGATATCCATAATGGCGTTTATGCTTACCAGGTATAAACAAAGTTACAGCAGGAATTTCATTTCCTTTATCATCGGTTTTTAATTTAACGTTATGTGCTGTTTCTGCTTTACTAAATTTCCAATGACCTGGATATCTCCAAGTTTTAGAACCATCTTGTAAGTATTCGTAATATCCGCCTGATATAATAATGGATATATAATCCCAAGGATGATCATGCAAATCGGCGTCATCGGACATATAAAACTTATGTACCCAAACTTTAAATGGGGACAGTGTCGCGTAACTGCTTTTAAGAGCAGATCGATCTAGCTCAACCTCTTCAAATAAAACCCATCTTTCAGATAATATTTCACCATCCCGGGGGTCATTGCCTTTAGTATCTAAGTAAATTTTTGAGCAATGGCCTAGCTCGCCAAATATAGTTGTTAAATCTTTATTATTTTCGTGTATGAGAACGACTTGGGCGGTTAGAAAATTTATAATTTCTACATTAAGTGTTAAATTTTTAAATACAGTTTCTAAATACCTAACACTAATCATTTTCTCTAGAAACAATACGCTTGGATAACTCTGCTATCTTTTGCCTCGTTGACTTATAATTTGCATACTGGTACCATCTATTTGACAAGTCCTTTTCATAGTCATCAAAATGTTCTCGCATAATATCAATAGTATCACCAACTGTTGATGTCTTTTTATACTTTGATTCGCCCATTGCAATACCAACAAACTTTACTAAATGATTAGGACTCTTACTCATAAACTCTCTTGCTTTTGGTTGTAAATTTGGATTCAAAGATTCATATGCTTTAACAGCTGCACTTGCTGTAAAAGCATCTACTAAATTAGTATCGCCATTGTCGAACTTTACTCTCTCTGCTTGATGTTCATCAGCAATTTCTTTTAGAGCACTTAAAATATCACTCTCAAAGTTCTCATTGTCTGGACCATCTGAGGCTTCTTCAAAACGGGTCATCATATCTACTAGATCCTCATCAGCAAAGTCCATTGCTTCAAGCTCAGTTAAATCTAATTCGTGAATCATCTCTTCTCTTGACATAGAACTAACTGGCTGATCACCTGTACCTGACTCCATATGAAGATTTTCAAACCAACTTTCCAATTCATCCATTATTGTATCGGAAGGATCTGCTCCACCACCATGTAGATCTGGATTAAACTCTTCTGGATGAGCTTCAAACCAGTATTCAAAAATGTCTTGTTCTAAATCACCTAACTCGGAATAATCTGCCTGTCCTGTTGCTACTGCTTTAAGTAATTCAACTTGT